ATGTAAACTGGGCATGTCTTAAGGCTTACAAAGATTTGCTTAATCAAGGTGTATGTCCAGAGCAAGCACGTATGGTATTGCCACAGTCTATGATGACTGAGTGGTACTGGTCAGGTAGCTTGGATGCATTTGCTGACATGTGTAACCTACGATGTAAGCCTGACACACAGGCAGAGACACGAGTAGTTGCACAACAGATTGATCGTAAAATGATTGAACTATTCCCTGTGTCATGGGATGCACTTACGGAGGATGAAGATGAGTAAGATGTATGACTTAGAGCCAATGATCTTGGACTGTTGGCGTGTATGTAATGACCTTGAGACAGTGTTCAAACAGATAGGTGATGGTGAGCGTGAGCCTACGCATGACGAGATGATGAACTCCTTGATGGGTATGCAGCAACTATACGAGTGGAAGTTTCAACAGTTGTTCTTTAAGTATGAGGAGATATTCCGTGACAGACAATGAGTGGCCCTTAGAGGCAGACTTCACAGACTTTAGGGAGAATGACTAATGAGAGGTAACATTAACGGTGCAATCAAAGCGTCAGCTATTGTAGCTTTACTTATAGCTGCGCCACCAGTACTGATAGCTATGACGTATGATGACTACCCAAAGTATTGTAAGTTATCTATCTTACTACCATGCATAGGAGTACCACAATGAGTATGGCTGGAACAATAGAAGATATGAGATGGGAAATAAAACAATTAAAGAAAGAAAATGATTTACTATCTAAGCAGTTACGAAAGAAAGACAAAGAGTTAGCAGACCTCAAGAATAACATACGAGAGTTTGATGATGCTGAACGTAAGAGAGCTACAGAGAGGAACAAAGCTAATGGAATTAGCACTGATTAGAACTTTGATGGATAAAGACTTTTATGAGAATCATAGAGGTATCCGTACACCTGATAAATTATTTACCAAAGAAGTTCGTAAGATCAAGAATACTTTAGACTATGCTATGCAGCAGTACGATAAGAACATAACCCCTGCTGAGCTTGAGGCTTTGTTCTTTACACGTAACGTTCTCACTACATCTAACAAAGATATGTACAAGGATCTTTTCAAGAAGATTGACCGTGAGCAGTCTCTATCAAAGGACATTGCACAAGAAGTTTTAGCTAAGTTATTCCAGCAGTTAGTCGGAGAAGAGATAGCTAAGCTAGGTTTCCAGTATGTCAATGGTTCAGAGAATACCCTTGAGCCTATGCGTAAGCTACTGTCTGCATATCAGGATGACTTCATGCCTAACCTCAAGGTTGATTGGGGTGATATATCTATTGATAGCTTACTTGAAGCTAATGACATTCAGTCTAAGTGGCGGTTCAACATACCATCCCTGCGTAACCGTGTAGAGGGCATCAGTGGTGGTCACTTGGTGATTGTAGGTGCAAGACCTAACACAGGTAAGACCAGCTTCCATGCCTCTCTTATCGCCTCTGATGGTGGGTTCGCCAGGCAGGGTGCTAAGTGTATCATCTTGTGTAACGAAGAGCACTACTCTCGTGTAGGTGCTAGGTATCTTAGCGCAGCTACGGACATGTCAATGGAAGAAGTCAAGGGTAACTACGCCTTAGCTAACACACGGTACAAACCAGTACATGATAACATTAAGATCTATGACAGCACAGGTAAGGACATGTCTTGGGTTGAGGCTATCGTCAAGGCATACAAGCCTGACATCTTGGTGCTAGACATGGGTGATAAATTTGCAACACGTAATACAGATAAGTCAGACGTGTACTTGAAAGAGGCAGCGATACATGCTAGGAACATTTCTAAGCAGTATGACTGTGCAATCATATGGATGTCACAGCTATCAGCAGTAGCGGAAGGCAAGGTATACGTGGATCAATCAATGATGGAAGGCAGTAAGACAGGTAAGGCAGCGGAAGCTGACCTCATGGTGTTGATCTCTAAGAACCCTCAAGTAGAAGGACAAGAAGAGCAGGACACTCAGCGCCACTTGAATATAGCTAAGAACAAGCTACGTGGTGGATGGCATGGTGTTGTACACTGTGAGTTGGATGGAGCAAGGGCGAGGTACATGGCTTAATGAAACGAGTATTAGATGTAGAGAATAGTATAACATTACGTAACGGTAAGATCTTTAACGATCCGTTTGAACCTGCCAATACTCTTACAGAGGTAGGCGTATTGTGCTTGGAGACAGGCGATAAGGATCTGCTTTGCTTTGATCACTCAGAGCGTAACGACACTACGAAAAACAAATCTAAACTACAGAGTTGGTTAGACTCTACAACCCTACTCATTGGTCATAACCTACAGTATGACTTGTCGTGGCTATGGGCTACAGGTTTCAAGTATGACGGTGACATCTATGACACCATGCTGGCTGAGTATATACTACAGCGTGGGCAGAAGCAACCGCTAAGCCTAGAGCAGTGCGCTATCCGTAGAAACCTAGATCATCAGAAGGATGACACACTTAAAGAGTACTACAAGAAAGGATACAATACAAATGAAATCCCGTTGGATAAACTTAGTCACTACCTTGAGTGTGACTTGCGTACTACTGGTGAACTGTACGAAGCAGCCGAAAGAGATTACGCAGAGCCTACCTCAGACTCCCTCAACCGTATCAAAGGTATTACCTTCAACACCTGTCGCACCTTGGCACGAATGTACATGTCAGGAATCAGGGTGGATAGAGCCGCCCTCCAACACGTCAGGACTGAGTTCCAAGCAGAGAAATCCGATATTGAGCAGAGACTGTCTACAAAAGTGCGAGCGTTAATGGGGGCTACCCCTATAAACTTGAACAGTCCTGAACAACTATCGCAGGTTATCTTCAGTCGTAGGATACACAATAAAAAAGAATGGTCCGACTTGTTTGAGTACGCTGACAATGCAGCAGACTACAAGAGTATCATAGAAGCTAACAGTGACTTGATGCGTAAGACAGTTGCGCTACACTGTGATACATGTAATGGTACAGGTAAAACATTTAAGACAAAGAAAGATGGCACACCTTTTAAGAAAGGTAATGCCTGTACTGACTGTGGTGGTAAAGGCTACAGGCTTAAAGAGACTAGAGAGATGGCTGGCTTAGGGTTCAACCCACCACCCGCACGTAAATGGATTAGCTACAACGGCTTCGCTACAGGAAAGGATAAACTAGATGCGCTTATTGCAACAGCTAACAATCACAACATGGAATCAGCAAAGGACTTCCTCGAAGATGTTAAAAGGCTTTCTGCTATTAGTAGTTATCTGTCTAGCTTTGTCGATGGTATTTCCACCCACACTAAACAAGACGGACTACTCCACGTTACCCTTACCCAGCATATCACCAATACAGGTAGATTTTCTGGACGGAACCCCAACATGCAGAACATGCCAAGAGGGGGAACCTTCCCTATTAAACGAGTGTTTGTGTCCAGGTTTACAGGCGGGTCCATAATTGAAGCCGACTTTGCACAGCTTGAGTTCCGTGTCGCAGCGTTCCTGTCACAGGACAAGGTAGCTATAGAAGAAATCAACACAGGGTTTGACGTACACGCATACACTGCAAAGGTTATAAGTGATGCAGGTCAGCCAACAGGTAGGCAGGACGCTAAGGCTCACACCTTTGCCCCCCTCTTTGGGGCTACTGGATATGGCAGATCAAAGGCAGAGGCTGCGTACTACGAGCACTTCAATAAGAAGTACAAAGGTATAGCAGAGTGGCACAAGAAGTTAGGTGATGAGGCCATCAGGTTTAACAAGATCACCAACGTCAGTGGCAGACAGTATGCTTTCCCTGAGGTTACACGTAGGTCTAACGGTACACCGTCACACTTTACGATGATCAAGAACTACCCTGTGCAGGGCTTTGCTACAGGTGATGTAGTACCTGTTGTACTAAACGAGATGGACGCTAGACTAAATAGTTTTCAGTCATGCATAGTGAATAGTGTACATGACTCAATGGTTATAGACGTACATCCTAATGAGAAAGATCAAGTATTACAGATAATTACAGACATAAATGAATGTTTGGATTCACTAATTGAGCAAGCCTACAACGTGAAGATGAATGTACCACTACTATTAGAAGCTAAGATAGGTCCGAATTGGCTTGACACAAAGGATGTTTAGTGATATAACATGGCTTCTAACTAAAATTAAAAAGGATAATACATGAACAATATAGTTCCCCTCAGTGTAGAAAATATGAACTTGGCAGATGCAATGGGGTTCTCTCCTAGCACCAGCCCCTCTAATACAGTAGATCTTTACCGTGTAACTACTGGAGTTATTCAAGAAGTAGTTGACGGTAAGGTAGCAAACTCTCCTGTGTTTAAGATTAAGAAGGATGAAGATGTATTCCTTGCACGTAGCTTGGATGTTCGCTTCTTTGTTACGCGATCACGTTGGCAGAAGTGGGATAGTTCTAACAACGTATTCCAACGAACTGTGATGGCTAACAACCTTAACATGGATTTGAAAGACACACTAGGTACGTTTAACTTAGGGCGTCCATCAGGTTACATCAAAGACTTCAATGCCTTACCTAAGGATCAGCAAGACTTTATCCGTAGTGTCAATCGTTACAAGGTACTCATGGGTGTAGCTGTATTCAAGGATGCATTCGTTGAGGGTGGTGATCCTGTCCTAGATCATAAAGGAGAAGTACCCTTTGTGTATGATGTTAAGAACCGTGAGAGCTTGAAGTCTATTGATGATACCATCACTAAGCTTATGAATAAGCGTATCTCACCCGTAGAAAACCTTATCACGCTGACACCAGAGGAACGCACTATGCCTAATGGTACTAAGTTTGCTGTAGTGTCTGCTTCTTTGGGTGCTACTGTAGGTTTCTCTGATGGAGATAATGATGTACTGCAGAACTTCATGGACTACATAGAGCGTAACAATGAATACATTCTCAAGAAGTGGGAAGAGCAGAACGTAGAGCGTATCTCTGAAGAAGAAGCTAACATCGTAGATAACATCGTAGATGTGCAGGACTTTGAGTAATGCAGCATGTAGCGGAGATAGCAATACACTCTTTTCTTCGTGATGTCCTAGACGGTAAGGCTTCTATGCCAGCACCAGTTATCGCAGAGGTAGCTGCTGATGTGCAGGAAGCTCTTACTAAACAGTTCCAGGATGACGCAAAGAAGCGTGAGTTTAAACTAAGGATGTCCAACATTGGGCGTCCTACTTGTCAGTTGTGGATGCAGAAGAACCACCCTGATGTAGCTGAAGCTAAGCCTGTGTCTTTTAAGATCAACATGTTAATAGGTGATATAGTAGAGGCTGTGTTCAAGGGTATCCTTCGTGGTGCTAAGGTACACTTCCAAGGTAACGACAGGGTTACGCTAGACTTAGGTAACGGTAAGGAGATTAGCGGAGAGTACGACATGGTGCTTGACGGTAAGGTAGATGATATCAAGTCAGCCTCTCCTTGGTCATACGAAAACAAGTTCAGTGACTTCCATACATTGAATAGTGATGACACGTTTGGTTATGTATCTCAGCTTGTAGGTTACGCTAAAGCAGCAGACAAAGAAGTCGGTGGCTGGTGGGTAGTCAACAAAGTGAATGGTGACTTCAAGTATGTCTCCGCTAGTGAGGCTGATACAGATCATGTACTAGAAAAGATAGAGGAAACCTACGACTACATAGACAAAGACAAACCCTTTGAGCGTTGCTTTGAGGCTGTGCCTGAGACATACAGAGGCAAGGCTAGTGGTAACACGAAGCTATGCAAGACGTGCGGATGGTGCGACTACAAGAACAAGTGCTGGCCTGACTTACAGGCATTGCCTTCTAAAGTTTACAAAGGTGGTAAGACACCCCCAACAGTAGAGTATGTATCAATTGCCAGTGAAGAAACAAAGGAGACATAATTCTAGACGGTATCGCAGCGGTCTTGAAAGAGAGGTTGCTGAGTATCTAAAGGATAAACAAAGTAAAGTCAGGTACGAGGTTCTAAAGATTGAGTGGGAAGACTTGAGATATAGGACTTATACGCCTGACTTTATTCTTGACAACGGTATCATCATTGAGACTAAGGGTATCTTTGATAGTGAGGACAGACGTAAGCACTTAGAGGTACGTAAGCAGCACCCTGAGTTAGACATAAGGTTTGTGTTTAGTAACTCTATGGCTAAGCTTTATAAAGGATCAAAGACTAGGTACTGCAATTGGTGTGACAAGAATGATTTCATATGGGCACACCGTGTTATACCTGAGGAATGGTTGAAAGAAAAGGGTAGAGTTCTAAAGACTAAGAAGGTAACACTCAAGGAGAAAATAGATAAATGAAGCGTTACATACAAGATGATGAGGTTGCAATCATACTATCACCTGCATCATTCGATGAGAACGGTTGGACAGGAGATCTAAGTACAGGACTACTTGTAGGTGAGCTAAAGATGTTAAGCTTGGATGAGTTGTCTTACTTCATACACCTGGCTACATTGATGGGTGCTTTCTTGAAGATGGCGCAGGATGATGAAG